CTGCAGGAAAAGTTAGAGACGGGACTTGGGGTTCTTATGGAACAGGTGTAACTAGAATTATGGGACTTCATGTTTTAAATGGAGTCTCTGATCAATTTGCAGGGTTTTATACTAAAAATGCTACAACAGGTGAAGGGCTTGAGACACCTATATTTAAAGTAGTTTTTAGCATTGATAGTGCTGGAAATCCTATTAATCTAAAAGAATCTCGTGCTGGTAATTCTGCTACTTACGGAGCAACTGCAAGAGGCAGACCCCTTGATTTTCAAAGTGATGCTGAAAATCATGTTGCTGTAACTGGTTTTGGCGGCACAGGCAATTATTTAATGTATCCAAATATAGCTACTACTGCTAATAAAATGCGTTTTCATGGCATTAGTGCGTCTGATTTTGATATGAACCTTTTATCAGGGAGTGCAAAAACAGGAGCAGGTAACGGTAGTACCTTTACACTTAACTTGTCAGGAGCAACGCAAACGACCAGTGGAAAGATAGCTGGAACAAAATACTTTTTTGATCCTACTGGCGCACTTACTGAAGGCACACCGTCAACTACTCCTTTTGCTTTTTATGGCACAGCACTTAGCGCAACCGAAATAAATGTAGGAAGAGACATTCAAGTAGCTACTCCTGATTCTAATCTTGATTTATATGACACTGTTCCTACAGACCTTATATATTCTGGAACAAAGTTTAGTACCTATGCTACTGGCAGTCTTTGGGCGACTTATTACACTGCATATCATAATGAAAGCGAAGTTATATCAGCCAGTGGCACTAGCACAATTTTAAAAGTTACAGGAAGCGGAAAAGTATTATTTCTTATTTTGGGGAATAATTCTTCTTCACTTGCTAATACTAATGTTGATGTCTTTTTTGATGACGTTTTTGCTTTTAACTCAGGTACTGTTAGCACTGGTACAAGCCGCCCTTTGCCTTTAATTGGAGAGATGGGCGGTCATATTGTGGCTACTGGTTTTGGAAGACATTTTTCTACTTCAGATTCTTATGTTTTTAATAGAAGTTTTGAGGTAAGACGAAATGCTGCAAGTGCAGTAACAAGTTGGCAGGTAGTTTATAAGATTGTAGGAACTTAAAATGAAATTAATTAACTTAACAAATACGGATAAAGACCCCGTTGAAGGCGATGAAATGTTAAAAATTTCAGGGGGTTTAAAAATTTATTATACGCATTCTGCTGTTGGACCATCTAAAGAAGAAGCAGCAAAGAATTGGAGAAACCAACAGTTAGTTGAATCGGATTGGATAATTTCAATCACAGATCATCCTCAACACGATGCGTATAAAACTTATCGGACAAAGTTACGCGATTGGCCTAGCACTTCTGACTTTCCAGACACTAAGCCAGAACTAGGGAGTTAATAAATGGCTTTAACTAAAGTAAAAGCAGGAGTAATGGGAGCAAGCTCAGTAGGACGAGCTTCTATTGTTGACGGTGATATTATAACTTCAAAGATTGCTGACGATGCAATTACATCAGCTAAAATAGCAGATGATGCTGTAGTTGCTGCTGCTATAGCTGATGATGCTGTAGTTGCTGCTGCTATAGCTGATAATAGCGTAGACATCGCAAGGCTTAATGTAAGTGATGGCACATCTGGTCAATTTCTTTCTACTAATGGAAGTGGTGCTTTAAGTTTTGCAACAGCTGGCGGTGCTTATACAGGATGGGCGGTTAAGACAGGAGCTTATACTGCTGTTGCTGGTGATCAATTAATTGTGAATAGTGCAAGTGCCGTTACAATTACTCTTCCTGCTAGTCCTTCGGTTGGGGATACGGTTGTAGTAAAAGCAAGAGGAGGCGGCACAGTTACTCTTGGAAGAAATTCTTCAAATTTTGAAAGTGGAACAACGGACGGGACTTTGTTTTCAGGAAATAAAACTCAAGTTGTTTACATTGATTCAACGATTGGTTGGGAGGAACTCTAATGCCAATATTAGGAGGGAATAATTCACAGGGCGCTTTCCCTACAATGTTTTTTCAAGTAAGCCAAACATGGACTTGCCCCGTAGCGATGGAAGCAATTGTCTATGTTATTGGTGCTGGCGGTGGTGGAGCAGCAGTTGGTGGTTACTATGAGACAAGTAGAAACTCCAGAGGTGGAGCCGCTGGTGGTTGTGCAGTTTCTAGGCTAAGTCTCTCAGCGCAAAACTACACGGTTACTATTGGTAGTGGTGGAACGCATGCACAAACTGTCGGTGCTTTAAATGGAGGTGCTGGAGGTGCTTCTAGTTTTGCAGGAACAGGAATTTCTACCATGACAGGTAATGGAGGTGCAGGAGGCACTCAGTCTACGTCTGCACAAAACTTCACTACTGGAGGAGGCACAGCAACAGGCGGCAACTTAATGAATAATACTGGTGGCGGTGGTGGAGGAAATACTACTGCGACTTTAAGAGTTTCTGGCGGTGGTGGTGTCAATTTGTACGGCAGTAACTGTCACGGAGAGGGTGAACAGACTGTTTATGCGATGGGCGGTAGTCCTATTGGATTCAGCACAGGACATGTTAATAGAAGTTTTTTTGATTGGCAAAGTGGAGAAAATGGGTATCAAAGAAATGCTGATCTATCTGTTAATTTTTTTCCTGGATTAATGGCGCATCAAAGTGGCGTTAATAATACAGGAGAAAGCGGTACTATGAAGTCTAGTGATGCTGGTACTCAAGCAGGAGTTCTTGCTATGTCAAACTATAAAGGTGGCGATGTAAGAGGTAGCTATAATGACGGGTATTCTTTATTTACTCAAGCTGGTCCATTTTGCGGTGGCATGGGTAATCACAGGTCTATGGGAAATAGTGGCAAGTGTACGGCTCAATCAGGAGGAGTTGGGGGAGGCGGTGGAGGTTGTCAAGCTCAAGGTGGCTCTCCAAATGCTTCTGGCGGTACTGGTGGTTCTGGTCTTGTAATGATTTTTCCTTTGGAAATAGGTTAAACGATGGCAATTATTAAAATAGTAAAAGATGGCGTTGAGAACGAAATAATTGCTGATTTAGATTGGGCTAAGTCAGCTTATCCAGATCATACTTGCGAATTAGTTGATCAAAGTTTATCAGAAGAACAAATAAAAGAGATAAACGAGCAAGAAGCAAGAGAGTGGAGGGATTTTGAATTAGGTAGAACGGATACCCTGTCTTTGCTTACCGATCACCCTGACTATTCAAAAATGGCTGATTATCGCAAAGCATTGCGAGATTGGCCCAGTACCTCAGATTTTCCTGATACTAAACCAACGCTATGATAAATACTGAGCAACAAATTATTGATATAAAAGAGCGTATAAAACGCTCGTCAGGTGATAAACGAGGTCGTTTAAAGGCAAAACTTGCCCTACTAGAAAATAATCTCTGGCTAAGTAAACCTTGGGTAGAGTCTAAAAAAGCTTGGTGGCAAATTTTACATGGATAAATTAGAAGCCCATGAAAGAGAGTGTGCGGTGAGATACAAGAACATTGAAGAACGTCTTGATCGTGGGACAGAGCGCATGAATCGCATAGAAATGAGCGTCTATGCATTATATCCGTTTCTGGTAGGACTTCTGATAGCCAGCAAATTCGTGGGGTAACCCCTCATGTTCGCTGAACTAGCGGCAATCGGTAGCGCACTCAGCGCAATAAACTCAACTATTTCTACACTTAAAGAAAGCAAAGCAAATGCTTCTGATGCCGTATCTTTGTTGTCTAAATTTGGTACAGCTTCAACTAAATTAGATAAATGGGAAGCTAAGACTAAAAGTAAACGGCCTCTTACGCCAAAAGAAGCAATGGATCTTAGTATCCATAGACGCAAAATTAAAATGCAGGAGCAACAAATTAAGGATATTTGCCTTATGTCTGGTTGTGCAGATGTGTGGCATGAAGCTCAAAGGATACGGGCGCAGTCAGAGCGCGACCACAAAGACTTTTTAAAAACAGCGCATATAAGACGGAAACAAAGAAAAGAAAAAATAACTAGCTGGGCGATTGCTTTATTTATTAGCGTTTCTTTAGTAGCAATAGCAGGGACAGGTTTTGTGCTACATAATGCTTATGAGAAAGTACAATTAAAAGATGCTAAAGAACGGCTTAAAAAAGCAAAAGAGCGTCAAAGGAATATACGAAAATGTGGTAGAGTTAAGTGCTAATCAGGAGGATGCATGAATAATATTGAAATAGATGGGGAGAACTTTAGTTTAGAAGCAGTGACTGATGAAACAAAAGAGTTAGTGCGTCAGTATTTTTCTGGGTTACATTTGATACAATTAAAACGAGATGAGTTGTTTTTATTAGAAGTAGGCTCCTTAAATCTTAGTCATACATTAAAAGAACGTATACTGATTGATACAGGGAAGATAGAAAAGCAATGACTTATTATAAATTAACACGGTTTTCTGGTTTAGCTCCTGCTGTTTCTGCTCGATTATTAGGGGAACAATTTGCTCAAACGTCACAGAATATAGACTTTGAAGCAGGGCGCATTACGCCAATAACAGAAGAAACAACAACGGCTACATTGACGGCTGGTACAAGAAACTCTATTTATTACTATGAAAACAGCGGTGATAATCAATGGTTACAGTGGGACAATGATTATATTAAAGCGGTTGAAGGGCCTATCCCTGGAGATACATTAAATCGTTTATATTGGTCTGGTGAAACGTATCCGAAAATGTCTCATCGACAAGCAATTACTTCAGGTAGCGCACCTTTTCCATCAACTGCTTATCGGTTAGGTATACCTATACCAGCAAATCTTTCTATTGCGTTGTCTGGAACAGCTGATGCAAATGCTACTCCTATAGACGTAGCATATGTTTTAACATTTGTTTCTAACTACGGAGAAGAAGGACCGCCCTCTGCTGTTACAGCAACTACGTCTTTTACCCCTAGTACACAAACAATTACTGTAACAAGAGGTACTTTACCTACAGGAAACTACGCTTTAAGTTCTACTCAAGGTACTTTTCCACAAGTTGCTAAGTGGCGATTATATCGTAGTGCAGTAGGTTCTACTCAAGCAGCATTTCAATTAGTCCATGAAGCTCCTGATATTGCAAACACTCAGTATGCAGATCAACTGCAACCTGCACAGTTACAAGAAGTTATTCCTTCTACAACGTGGATAGGTCCACCAGATGATAACACTACTTTATACCCAGATGGCCCTATGCAGGGGCTTATACCTGTAGCAAATGGTGTGTTTGCTGGGTTTACAGGCAGACGGCTTTGTTTATCAGAACCGTTTTTACCTCATGCATGGCCTATTTCTTACCGTATTACATTAGAAAAAGAAATTATAGCCATAGCAACAACGGGTAATGGCATAGTTTGTTTAACAGATGGTAAGCCTTACTTTGTAACGGGTACTGACCCGTCAGCAATGGTGGCAGTAGAAATTGATTTAGCTCAAGCCTGTGTTAATAAACAAAGTGTAGTAGATATGGGTGATTATGTACTTTATGCAGGACCAGATGGTTTGTGTGCTATTGCAGGTACAGATGGCAGTGTAGTGACTAAAGGACTAATTAGCCCTGCACAGTGGAATGCTGATTTTGCTCCTACAACCTACAAAGCCTTTAGGCATGAAGGCACATACGTAGCATTTCATGCTACAACAAGTGGCTGGGTATATGACCCACGGGCGCAAGAAGCGGCTATATCTACGACAACCAGTTCGGCAGCGGTGCGTGGAGGCTTCTATAATCCTAAAGATGGGGAGTTAGACCTTATCATTGCAAGCAACGTGCGAAGGTATCGAGGCAGTACAACGAATCAAACGGCTACATGGAAAAGTAAGAAGTTTGTAGCACCTAACCCTGTGTCTATGTCATGGGTGCATATACATGCAGACAGTTACCCAGCGTCAGGTACAAAGAATCGAATACGAGTCTGGGTAGATGGCACTGTTATTGCTGATTACAACATAACTAAGACGGGTAACGTATTTACTCAGGAAACATCTACGCCTAATGGGATTAGTAATGTGACATTACAGGCTCCTACAATGCGATTGCCAAGTGCAATAGGCACAGAATGGGAGATAGAAGTGTCAGGTGCAGTAAACATTAATGAAGTTTGTTTGTCTCAAAGTATTGCGGAGATTAATGCAACATGAGTGAGTACGGTACAAGGAATCATAATGTTTCGGGAGGTAGGTCAACTACATTGCCTGGGTTGGGTAGGGTTCCGCGAGATGCCAGCCCAGAGTTAAAACGTTATCTTGAAGCATTACAAGAGATTATAGAAGTTAGAAATGGTTTTCGTGGTGATGTAAGAGACAGAGCTATTACTTTACGAGAACTAATAGCAAGCGGTTTAGCCAAAGATTTAGAATCTGTGCCGTTTGATCCTAATAATCCAACAGGACAAAACGTTGGGTTTCAACCGACTAATCCTATACCTGATTCAGAAACACCTACAACACCTACTAATCTAGCAGTATCTGCAGGATTTGGTGTACTTAAAGTTTCTTGGACTTATCCTAATAACTATGCAGGGCATTCACATACAGATGTGTTTCGCGGTACATCTAACAACCGTGCTAATGCTGTATTTATAGGGCTAAGTGAAGGTGCTATGTTTGTTGATGCAACTGTTTCAGCCAGCACACAATACTATTATTGGGTTAGGCATGTTTCTGTATCAGGTGAAGACGGTAGTTATGCTGGTCCTGTTAATGCTACGTTACAGCCTGATGTTAATGTATTGTTATCAACGTTAAGCGGTGCAATTACTAGCACTCAATTAGCTTCTTCTTTAGCAACGCCTATTGCTAATAACACTACGTCTGTAAGTAATTTAAATGGACAGTACATGGTAAAGATAGCAAGTGCTGATGCAGGAGGTGGGCAGCACGTTGCAGGGTTTGGACTATCAAATACTAATGCACTTAATGGTACGCCTACGTCAGCATTTATTGTAGCTGCGGATAAATTTGCTGTAGTAAATGCAACAAATCATGCAGTGGGAGCTACTAACTCTCCTGCTCAAGCTAATACTCCTTTTATAGTAACTACTTCTGCTGAAACTATTGATGGTGTAACTATACCTGTAGGCGTGTATATACAAGATGCTTTTATAAACTCAGCACGAATTACTGAATTACTAGCAGGTAGTATTAAAGCAGACTACGTAGTAGCTGATTCATTTATGTCTTCTCCTAGAATTGAAGCCATGCAGATTAACATGGGGACAATGAATAAAGGATTAACTACGTCTACTACTTCTCGTGCTTTGGCTGGTAGTGGAGCTAACTCAACGTTTGCTATTACAGGTACTCCTACTCCTACTTATAATGCAGGAGAAACCTTACGTTGTGTGCCTGATGCTAATACTGCATTGTATATGGATGTACGTGTTGTTACGTTTTCAGGAGGTACATTAACTTATAAACCAGTGCGAACAACAGGGTCAGGTACATTTAACGCTTGGAAGATTACGCACCAGAACCCTGCTAAATGGACAATTAGTAATTCTAATACTCGTACTGGAAGTTTTAGTATTGATGCTAGTGGTGTGATGCACGCCAATACAGCTAAGTTATCTGCATTAGAAGTTTATCCAACTCAAACTGATTTGACTAATGGTACTAATGTTGTTTTGTCTGCTAACGGAACGATTGCAGGAGCTTTTATAGCTAATGCTTCAGTAAACACATTAGCAATTGCAGGAAATGCAGTGACAGTTCCAGCAGGAGATTCAGCTAGTAGTTTATCAATTAATGTAGGTAATTCTTACACAGATGCATCTGGTTTTACTACGTTGTCACAATGGGATAATGATAAACGCCCATCAGCTTTAATTATTGGTGGGCAAGTAGGATATCAAGGGGCTGATACTTCTAATAATCCATCAGGACCAGCTACGGCT